CCAGTATTGTCTATCAGCTACTACTGGTGGATGAAATACAAATCTAATACTCTGTGGTGTTCGGTTGCCACTGTCATATATTCCGCTTAGACCAATTACAATGTTTTCGCCACCAACAGCGGCATTTGCCGGTGCTTGATCCCAGGTTGTTATAGCCACAGTGCCCGCAGGCTCAGCTTTGGTTATACCAGTGCCGTAGAATTGTTCAACTGGGTAAGCAGTAGTATCAAAGAAACCCACACTTTGACTGGCAATAGTCTGTGAATTGTTAACAATATAATTACCTGCTAAACCAGTTGAGCCTGTTGATTGACTTACAATTCTTGTGTTGGCCGCAACACCTGCGCCAGCAACAGTATCACCAATAGTAATAGTTTGTCCTGGTGTTAGTATATTACTTACTACTAAGGTCGTGCCGACAAATTGACCAGTGGCTGTGACCACACTATCAAACTTACTTCTGATATTAAATGTCGCACGATGTTGCATGGTGCTTTCACTACCGTCTTTATACAATAGTCTAATGATTATTTCGTAATTAGGATCAGTATTCCAACTGCCAAATATGCCATCATCAAACACAGGAATATACATATTGCCTGGAACATAGTCGGGCCACGATGTTACATATTTCGCATAATAAGTGCCACCTACTGGTCTAATATAAGATACAACACCTGTGACATCGAAGTTGGCCGCTTCTGATAGATTTTGTCTAAACATATACCTAAATACTCTTGGATCTGATGTCACAGTTGATATACTTGAACCGTAGACATTAGCAGTTAAATTACCGCCTGTTACCCAATCTAATGTATTGTTGCGAGCTGTTTTGGTCAATGCTGTGGTATTTAGATTGGTCCACGCACTGGCAGTTACCTGTATAGTATCTGTAGGATCCTGTGAAATGCCTGCGGCTGACACGGTAAATGTGCCTGTGACAAAATTAATGCTGGCTGTGCCGCCATAGTAGGCCAATACTTTATAGGCATATACATTGTTTTGTAATAGCGGACCAATCTTAAATGTAATTGGCAGACCCTGCCCCGGCAAGTCAGAGACTTCTAATAAAGTCCAAACTGTTTCTGATGCTATTGAGCGTTTATAATAGAATGATAATTTAGTATAGGCTGAATTGGCTGGCTGTTTGGTAGTTAATGTAGCATAGGTATTAGCACCATCTAAACTGTAGGTTATGTTGTCAATTGGACAGGTATCATCAAGTGGTTTAGTTTTAACTGCGGCTGTAGTAGCTGGGTTAGTAGTTACTCCCCCTGTGTTAATTGATCCATTGGCACCACCTACTCCGCCACCGATGCTAACATTGGCTGTAGGATTTGTGCCAGCTGGGTTAGTAATTGCGTTGGTTGTTGTGCCATTTAAGTAGGCATTTGTCGGTGGTGTTAGCCCTAACAATACATTAGTAGCATTGGCTGGGAAGTATATCTCAGCACCTTTAGGTAAGAATGTAGATACTACTTGATCAATCTCTCCCACACGTGTATGTGGATATATGAAGTCTGGATTACGAACACAACCTAAATCGAAACTGTAGTCATCGTTGATCTTAATACTAACAATGCGCCACGGAATAACATCAAAGTTTAATATATTACTTTGAATATAAATGTTATCACCCGGCTCTAATTCAAATGCCTGACTACTTACACGTAGACTACAAGTTTCTTGATAGCGTGATTTATTGAATAATAGTCGAGCAAAATCTTTAGCAATGGCATAGTTAGTAATTGCTGGGAACGTAATTTCAAGTTTGTTTTCTCTACCACCATCTTCTGTGATATAAACTTGACGCTCTGCTTCAGTTTCTGGATAGACAACTGATTGATTACTCCACTTCTGATCCGGGTCAACATAGGTAACTGCCACTTGATTATACTTGCTAGTTTTATCAATACCAGTGTAGACAATATCACCCATAATATCAATTGGGTTATTGGCAAATTCACTTCTTAATTTATAAGTGGACATAGCAGTGGCATTGATAGTAGCTACCCCAGATAAGATATCTGTTGCGTTGCCTGCGTCTTCTATTCTAAGTTTATATTTGCCTTGAACATAGGGTAGATAAGCACGGAATTGCTGTAGTATTAGTTTTACATTATTGAATATTGTTTGATTGGGATCAATGACACCATTAAAGGTATGTATAGGACCATATGTGCCAGTAATGTATTCTACCTGTTGATTACATTTATTAGCGGCATTAGTAAATGAAGTCCAATCAATATCGGTAGCGGCTAATCCCTTACCGTATCTAGGGTTTCTAAGATAATCTAATAATACTTCAGCTGGGTTAGTTGAATAGCGTTCACCCACACCATAAGCAAGTGTGCTGGTTCCACTACCAGTCATTAAACTTTGTATTCTGCGTCCTAATAAGGTAACTGCTACCACAGGAACATTACCGCTGAACGGATTGGCGTCACTGTCTGCTTGTGTTTTTATTTCAAACCATTCATAACGAGCAAACAATACAGCAACACCATTATAGACATTTGATTTCTTCCAACTTGGTGCCGCACTGGCAAGACTATTAGTGCCCACAGGGCTTGTTGACGGGTCACTGAAATACACACCAGGGAACCATTGTAATTGAACACGTTTGGCATATTTGCCTGTGGTTATAGATACGGTTTTACCTGCGTTTAGGTCACCAATTATAGAACTGGGTAATTCATTATCATCAATTGATACATTGCGTAGACCTTCAACAGGGCCTTCACAGTAGGCATAAGCGACCCAAAGATATTTGTTATTGGTATTGCCAGTTTCAACATAGACTACTTTACCAGCTAATTTACGAAAGCCGTAGACAATTGGGATAGCTTCAGTGCTGCCTTGGACTTGAATTAATATGCCCTGTGCCTGAGCCGTGGCCGCAGAATTCTGATCATAACTAGGTATCCCACCCAGCAAACCCATAAATGGTTGTATGACAAAGTTGATAACACTTGAAGCAAGATTGACTACTGCCTTGACAACTCCTGTTACAACTTTAACTACTGATTTAACAACATTCTTTACTGCCTTGACAACAAATGACATTAATTAAGTTCCTTATTCATCCACACGTTGGGTTTGAAATCAAAGTGTTCGTATAACTTTTGTGTTCTTTCTGGATCGATGCCAATATCACCTGCTGAAATAACTGTAGCACCTGCGTTAGTTGCCCAAGTCTCGAATGACTTAAGTAGTTGTCTAAAATTATCCATATTGCGATGACTGGGTAGTAGATAGATGAATACAATGTGTGCATTTACTTTTGTAGAATTCCACGGCACTGGTGTTATACAGCCAGCAATAAATCCCACTGGTCGTTGTCCATCTACAGCATTAAACCAGGAATATTCCCAATGGCTACTATAATTGCGTATTGTTTCTAATACAGCATCTACTTCGTATTCGTCTGCTATGCTGGGTATTACTTCTGCGGCTTCGTCAAAGTATTGACTAAACAAATTTACTGTTAGATCAATTTCGCTGGGTTGTAGTTTTCTTACTATCATTTGTTACCTCTCATTATAGTAATTATGCCTAAACTAATCTGCCCCATTTGATCTCTGTAGCGGCAACATAACCTGACTTTTCCATAGCTGTATCATACTTACTGCCTTGATATAACCAATTACTACCATTATTTGTTTTACGACCTGCTGTTCTTTCGAAGTCAGCGAATAAACTTGAACACTCAACAGCAATTTGGCAACTGCGAGAACTTTCAGTAATGCCTATGTTATAGATACTACCATCAAACATTAGGATAGGAGTATCAACTATTGTTAATGTTTCAATTGTGCCTGTGGTTACAAACTTAAGGAATGCCTTCCAAATAACCACACGCTTGCCTTCAAACTCACCGTTGACAAATGTTGAAACGTAACTGTTACCAACACCACTTAGATAAACCGAGAACTTACCAACCTTAACATCAAACTCTTCGCCCATTGGACTAAAGCCCATAAATTCACCTTGTGCGGCATATACTGGATTGGCAGAGGGACTAGTTGTTGATGCCCAAGTTAAATCAAAGCCACCCGTGCATAGATACAATGGAGTATTGACACCGGATGAATTCTTGAGATGTATTTCTACTAGATCTATGGCAATAAAGGTATCGCGATAGAATTCATCTTTAAGGGCGGTTGAGTATGTTTTCATTTACCAAACTTCCCTCATATTTGCTGACATCACTGTCATACCGCCAGCACCAACATCATATTCTTGTAATTCACTGTCAAATATAGCAGTAAATGGCACTGCGGTTAATGTCAGTGCTGTAGCAGTAGGCACTGTGGCCACACTGGCACCTGAGAAATATAAGGTTGCTGTTCCACCGGAACTACTAACACAATGTGTTACGCACATATAAACTTTACTGTGATTGGCAAATTTAAAGTAATCACCAGCTCGTAATACAACCTTAGTGTTACCACAGCCGGTTAGGTTAACACTAACACTACCTGCTGGAGTTGATCCTGTAGTAGTGGCCGCTGTGGCTTGATTTGTAGCCTTGCTATAACTTATTTCTGGCAGGATAATTTCAAATGAATATAAACTACCAAATGCTCTGGCGGCATAGCCAATAACTACACCAGCCTCACTGGCTGTCATTGGTGGATATTTTACTGTCCATCCATAATAACTATGCCCGTATCCAACTCGTCTAATTTTACCAGCAAATGTTTCACTGACTATAGTTGGTGTATTGATCTTAAAGCCCACTGATGTAAATCCTGGGCTAGTTGGATACTGTTCTGAACCTAAATCTGCCATTATCTTTGTCCTTTTTCTAACATAGCATCACTAATGATGGTTTGTATAATACCTTTTCTACTTGTTAATAATTCATCAAAGCCAGTAGTGTCATTGGCTATGATTGAGAAGTTTACAGTTACAGCACCACTACCTAATTGGCTATTCTTAGTAATGTTGCCACTGTTACCCGGTGTAAATAACTCTGGTCCTCGCTCACCAACCATATAACTTTGTCCACCAACTACTGGACCACCAACTGCTCTGCCTGAATACTGTTGACTACGAATTTGCGCCACTTGAGCAAAGCCAGAAGCAATAGCAAGACCAGCAGCAATTAAACCAAATGGCCACGGATATGTAGCTAATGCTTTGGTAGCACCCATGTAGGTATTCATAATTGCCATTGCAATGTTTAATGCTTTACTTGCTTCAAATGCTTTTTTGTTTTGCGCACCTAATGCGGCAAATGTAGAAGCTGTTTGTTGAATGCTCCATTGAGCTTTTTCAAAGTCAGTTTTCATTTGGAAGTCTGCTGATTCTTTAGCAATAGCCTGTTGTGTTTCGTAGCCAAAGATTGAATTCTTTTGACTTTGAAGTTCATACATTTTTTGAGTTTCAAACACCTTACGATTGGCTGCCATAATAGCATCATTGGCTTGAATTGCTGCTGAGACACGAGCTGTTTGATATGCCTGCTCACTGATTAAACCTTGATTGCGCAATTCTTCTAAACCAGCGTTGGTTGTTTTTTGGTTAGTTATTGCCTGTGTAACTGGATCCAATTGCCCCATAGATCCTGCTACAGTTACGGCAGCTTCTACACCAACTTGTGGGGTATTGTATGCTCTTAATGCCTGCTGAATAGAATCTCTATCTTTAAGAGCTTGATTAATTTTTAATTGGCTAGCATATTGTTCTTTAAGTTCAGCTGACATCTTGCCGCCAAACTCTGCTTCTTTACTTAACAGTGCTGAACGGATTTCACGCTCTCTAGTATCTTTAATTAAGAGTAGACTAGCTTCATCTTGTAGTTTTTTAATGTCTGCCATTACTGATGACTCAGCTTCAAGCGCAACTTTTCTATTAGCTAAGGTTACTAAATCAGCGCGGTGTGCGTTAAAATATGTTTGTCCATATTCATTACGCATACGTTCAAGTTCTGTGATAACCTTGCGATCGCCTGCGTCTTTGACTGACAACAACATGCGTTGATTGTCAAGGTTTGTAAGTTCTTGTTTGAACGCAATCTGTCCTTGGATTAGAGCATTCTCAGTCATTAACTGTCTAACCAATTGAGCACTTTGAGCTACAAGATATTCTGGAACACCACTGGATCTAAGTTTAAGTTGTTCTTCAGCAATTGCCTTACGGATTGTGGCTTCTTCTTTACCATAGGCTAATACATCTTTATTGAACTGTGCTTCAGTAGCCAATGCCTTCATTCTTTGCTCACTGGCACCTATTGCTGTTCTTACAGCATCAGTCAAACCAGAATAAGCGGCTACTTGATTATTCACAGCACCTGTGGTATCATTGGTTGCCTGTGTTACATTGTCTGCGGCAACACCCAAGTCATTGAACATATCATTTACTTTAAGTGCGGCGGCACCTGCGGCTAACACACCAACTGCTGTGGCTACAGCACTGATACCACCTGTAATGATTGCTTCACCAGTAACAATGGCAATTACCAAAGCACGTATGCCACGCACAACTTCAAATATTGCGGCGGCAATGGCTAAGAATTTAGTCACAGCTAGATAAGCAATTAAAGCCGCGGCAGCTTCTGCGGCAACCTTAAATGCCTTGCCTACATTACGCATTACCTGTTCAAATCCACCTGCGTTTTCAATGGCTTTCTTCAGCCACTCAACCCAAGCAACAATGTAAGGAGCAATCATAGCCAGAGCTTTTTGTAGGCCTTTTTCTACAATTGATTTAAGTTCTGTAATAGCATCATCAGCGGCGGCTATGTTGCCATAGTCAATCTCACTTAGTGCTAGACCCATTGCTTCAAATTCTTTGGCTAGGCGTGCGGCATCATCTGCTGCCTGTAACATCTTAGCACCCTGCTTGCCAAATACATCTACTGCTAATGCGGCACGAACTGCTGGGTTTTCAATATTTTTGAATGCTTCACTGATTTTAACCAGTTGAGCATCAGGACGCATGGTGCTGAGTTGTTGGGCACTAAGTCCTAGACGATTCAATGCGTCACTAGCAGATCCACTGCCTTTGATAAGAGCTTCACCAATGTTTTGCTGCATCTTCTTCAAGCCAATGTTGAGTTCTTCAACTCCCAAGCCTGAAAGTTTTGCTGATTGTTGTAGAACATCAAGAGCACCAGCACTGATACCAATGCTTCTTGCGAAGTCAATCATATCAGCTGTTGAATTCATTACCTTAGCTAGAGCATAAGTGACACCTGCGGCTGCGGCGGTAATACCTATAAGAGCCTTTTGAGCTGTAAGCCCTTGACTTTGTAGTCCACCAAGAGCTTTGTTTAAGTCACCAATGGCACGCTTCGCCTGGTCCGTGTTAGCCGTTATTCTAATATCTGCCACTTGCTATCTCCTTGATGCTATCTTTTGGATGCTTTCTTCATTTCGTCTGCTTCCCACTTGTAGAATACTATCCACCCGCGAAATTCAGCGTCAGTCATCTCTAATATTTGTTCTACCGTTTGACCCAGATCTTTTGCCAGTCTATACATAAACATAAGATCTAGGTCTTTGGTTATTCCTTTGTTATTTCTTCGTCCTTGCCAAGATTGCTGGCTTCATTGATTTCACCAATAACACGGATTAGCACAGCTGGGTCTACTTCGTTCATAAATGTTACTTTGTCAGTAACCTGAAACATACGTGTGCCGTCTTGATTGCGTGCTTTGATAATTAGTGTTTCAACTAGAGCTTCAACTGTTTTACCTTGGTTAGCTAATTCAATTAGTTTACTTTGTTCTTTTAACGTGGTTGTTTGCTTAAACCAAATCTTACTGTCGCCCCACTCAGGAACTGTGATTGATTTCATTTCGCCAGATAATGCTCCGCGAAAGTGTTTGGTTGCTGCTTCTAATACTGATAATTGCGTTGTCATTTATATTTTCCTTTTAATGTGTTTAATGCGGGCCCAATCATACCTTGTGGAGCCTTACGACTACGAACATATGGTTTTTCTAAGTATTCAACATAGGGCACTGTATTCTCTACTGTGAAACCTCGGTCATCTACTTGTTTAGTCCAACCACGTCTTGCTCTACCTGTAGCTACAGGAGTTTCCTTCTTTACTTCTGTTAATAAAGTGGTAGCCATCTCTTGAACTCGCTTAGAGAGGCTACCCTTTACCATTTGGATATCTTTATCAATACCTGTAATAGTAATTGATATGTTAGCCATATTATACAGAGCCAGATGAGCTGAATGCCAACGCACCACTGCCCTGAACTGAAATAGTAGCTTCAACTAATCCATCTAATGAACTTGATACTGAGAAACCAGTAACAATGCCGTCACCATATAACACGATGTCATTGGTAGCGTCTTGATCCAAATAGAATTTAACTGCCACTGGAGCACTGCCAACTGTTGAACCGCTACTTGCCACAAGCCAATCATTTTTAGAATTAGCTGTGTCAAAATATACGTCAGCTGAACCACTCCAACTTGCCATACCTTTTACGTATTCACGGACTTTAGTGCCCATTACTGATTTTTCAATAGTATCAGCTGTGATATCTACTGAGAAGTTACGTGTTGATACTACCACATTACCTGCGATAGTTACTTGTCCGTCATTACCTGAGAATGCTGCCATAATATATTACTCCTTAAGCAAATGCCAACGCACCAGAGCCTTGGAATGAAATAGTAGCTTCTACTAATCCGTCCATTGAGCTTGATACTGAATAGCCTGTTACAATAATTTCACCAGTAAACACGTGACTTGTGTTGTCTAAAGCTGCTGAAATACTTACTGTTGCTTCACCAACTGATGTTGAACTAACTGCTGGATTCAATGCTGAAATTGCCGCAAAGTTTGTTGCGTCAAAGTAAACATCAGCACTACCACTCCAAGAGCTCATACCTTTTACATAGGTGCGAACATCTGTTGTCATTACTGTTGTTTCAATTGTGTCTGCTGTAATGTCAATTGAGAAATTACGAACATTCACTACTGTTGTTAAACTACCACCTACGCTGGCGTCAATCTTGATAACGCCGCCATTGCCTGCTAATACTGCCATTTTTAATCTCCTTGATTATCTAAATTGTCACCAACGGCTGGTATTACGGCTGCCGTGGCATTCGCCGTTGGCGGATTGTTTTTAGCAATCACATCCAAATTCTTTTCTTGTTTCTTAGCACCTAGTTGATGCCAACCTGCTGCCAAATATTCTGCTACTTTTGATTCCTGGACATCACGATGGATATCACCTTTAACTAATATAGTCATTATGCTGCTCCTCTTTGGAATATGTATCTAACTTCTACAGTAATCAATACTTCTGCCAATGGTGGCATACGAGTAATTACTTCAATACGTGTAATTTGTGTGTCTTGAACTTGTCCACTTAAACCTCTAACACGATCCGCATCTAATGCTTCTTCAATAGCCTCAATCAGATCGTTACGCTTAGTGTCAAGTTCAGTGCCGCGAACATAGCCGCGCACATTATAAATGATTGTGCTACTACGAATACCTGCTGACATTGTCGCAGTGTTGCGATTTTCTTCTGTTGTTTCAATAAGCACAGCAGGGAATTGTGTCACTGCTATCTTTTCTACATCAAATGGCTCTCTCGTGACTAATACTGGTTTTAAGTCAACAATCTCTTTTAATGTTGTAACAATATTTTTAGCAATATCTTCTCTTATACTCATTTGCGCATCCTTAAAATACCACTTGGTGCTGTCGGCTCAATTGTTTGTTGGCTCACTTGAAATTCATCGTAGGTAATACCAAACTCTATACGTGTGCGGTAGTGTTGTTCAAATAATGTATGATAGTTAGCAATTAGACTATCTTCGGCTAGGCTATTAGGTAATATTGAATAGGCTAGTGCGTAATAACACACAATATCTTCCCATTCTGATTTTACTAATAGTGCTGAATTTAATCGACCAATTGTTTGTGGATTTTGACGTTGATATTGACTCCACCAAGTCTGAGATAGTAAACGTAAGATTTTACTTTCTGCTCTGACTAATTCCGTAGAGAGATTCAGTGTGGATTGTGCTAAACTAGGCTCTATCTGAATGAGCCTTGTGATATCTGCGAGTGCCATCTGAGTCCTTCTCAATTGGTATTGTTGCGGTCCTACCGCTACAGTATTTATGTTTTAGATTATCTTACTAAACGTAGTGGATTTACACTGCGAGTTTCTGCTACTACTACCTGGCCGTCATCATTCAAATCATAACTGACGCCTTCGCGTAGACATAATTCAATTTCGTGTTCAAATCTACCATTGTAGTAGCCCATCATCACTTGAAATTTGTCTTCTTGACCTTGACTTTCAAACTTAGTAAGTTTAGGACAGATGTGATAGGCCATAGCATGATATACTGTGCTTTGACGCCATTGCGCAGGATCTAATAATGTTGGGTCAAATTCATAATTACCTCTTTGGGTTTTTACAAATATAGGCCACCAGCGCACTTTTAATATACGATTAAGCTCAGTTTCACTGCGAGCAAGTTCAGCGTCCCAATCTAATACACCGTAGTCGGTAATAGTTGGTTCTATTTCAATTAAATCAGCTTCTGTAGCGTATGCCATAGTTATATTCCTTTCTCTTATATTTAGTGTTAAAAGAAAAGGAGCACTGGGCTCCTTTTCCTTAATTACCAGTTAATTAAATTAAAATTAAAGAACTGTTGAATCGTTAGTAACAGCAACACCGTAGCCTTCATAAAGAACGCCAACACCGTAGATAGCTGAAGCAACTAAATCATCACCACGCAATAATGCGTTGCGTTGTGTTTCGATACGGATGTCTTGCATCAATGCTAGACCTAACGCATCACGGTGGAATACACCGCCTACATAGTCACCAGTTGTGCCGTTGTTAGCTAAGTTAGCTGATTCATATACTGCTACCCCAGCTAATTGACCAACATAACCTGCTAACATAGCTTCATTTTGGATAACACCAGCATTTGGGTTAGCAAATGTATTTGTCATGTTAGCTTTCAAGTCATAAGCAACACTTGGGCTGAACACAGCAAAAAGGTCACTTGATGGAACACCAGACTGACGCAATTTAGCAACTGCTTGGAAAATTTGAGCAGCACTTAAAGTTGAACTTGCTACTGCCGCATTGGCTGAACCCAATGTGTTAGTAGTGAATGAGCTGAACAATGCTGTTAAGTCTAAGTCTATTTTACGAGCAATCGCTTCGCCAAATAAACGACCAATATCAGCAACTACATTAGTAGCTGAACTGATACGAGCCAAGTCAGTGATTTGAGTAGCTAGACCAACTTCAGCTACAGTCAATACTGCTGAGCTTGTTGATACTGCGCCTGGAGTAAATTCTGTGCCTTCGTTAATACTAGCCGCTGTTTGTAATGGATAGATAGGCACTGTTACTGTTTTGCCTGATGCTGCTGGTAAAGTGTAGTTCTTTACTAGGCCGCGCATGATTGAACGCTCTGATGCTACGAAAAGAGCTTCTTG